TTTTTTTTTATTAGAGCCTTAAACTTTAATTAATTTTTTCGTTAAAAAGAATTTAAATCTTTAATTCGTTGAATAAATTGTGCTGCTTGTAATTGTTTTCTACGTGTTACACTAGGTTTTTCAAATTCTCTTCGTTCTTTAATTTTTTCCAATACTCCGGATGATTTTACTTTGCGTTTCCAAGATTTAAGAGCAAATGCTAAATCTTCTCGTTGTGTACCTACTACATTAACTGCTAAAGGATTGCCCGGAACAATTGTTTGATGTTGTTTTTGTTTTTTACTCATATATTAAATTTAAATTTCTGGTTGCGGTTTTGGTTTTGATTGTCTAACGTTAAATCTAAAATGTTTTAATTCTGGCTTCTGTGCTAAGTAACCTTGTATTTTTTGTGATTCTAAGCCTGGATCTTGTCCTAATCTAAAATAAAAATATCCAATTTTACCTGATGGAGAAATTGTGTGTTTAACTACTGTAAATCCTTTTCTTTCTGACCATTCTTTAATTTCTTGTGCGACTGCTTGTGCTTCTGCAGGATTTCTTAATACATATTCAATGCCGCCTCTATAATCAGTAATATTATTAACTAATTGTGCTTCTTCTAAGTCCGATTCAGTTTTTAATGCATTTAATACATCTTTCATTCCTAAGAATGCATCTCTCATATCTTTAGCATTTTGAACATCATCTTTTGTAAACTTAGGAATTCCTGTAGTAGATGTTGGTTCATTTTGTTCAGTTAACCCAAAAAATTCTTTATATAATTTTTTAAATATACTCATCATTCTACCTATATTATAATAATTTTATATCAAATATCCAAATTAACCAACATCATAATATTTACGAAGGCCTTCTGCAATATCTTCATATGCAGCACTTAAACGTTGTTGAAGTTGACTCATTTCTTTTGCTGTTGCTTCGAATACTTTGTATGATTCATTAAGGCCTTTCATATGACGATTGATAGTCATTTTATCAAACCAGCCTTCATCTTGTAAAGCAATGTTTTGTGCTTTTTCTACAATATCTCGTACTCGTTCGGTAAGTTCTTGCAAATTACCTTTTCCGTAAACTGATTCACCCATAGCTGAAAAATTCTTTACAGCTTCCATGAATTGTTGTTTTTCTTCGCGAGATAATTTTAATTGCTCTTCGCCACCGTTAAGTGTTTCTAAAATATATGCCAAATTGCTTTTCATTATAGTATCCTACATTTCCCATCTTCACATAATATTGATGTGATGATATTATTTATTTTATCGTATTTACTTTGGTTTGATTGTTTGTTAACTGATTCATTCATACTAACAGGACGCATAAAAGCCCCATGAGTAGAAGGATTAGATACGAAATCCCAACATATTAATTCAAAATCTTCTTGAACTTCAACCGTGCCTTCACTTCGTAATTCTTTAACTGAGCCTAATCCTCGAGAAGAAATTCCTAATGTAATTCCTGCTTTAAATAATTCTTTTAAAATTTTACCCGAGGGTGTATCTAAAACTTGAACTGCACCCATTAAATTGTCACCGTTCCACCAAATTTTTAAAATATTGTGTGAAACATTGTTTAAGTTAACAATTGATGATTCTGGATGATCTAGTTCACCTAATGCTCTGTGTTGATCGATATATTCTTTTTGGTAACGTACACATTCTCTTTGTAGAATTTGTTTTGGATATACGCGGCCGTTTTGATTCTTGGCGCCTGCACGTTGCAAAACACCTTGAACTACAAAACCGCCCGGAACGCCATATGCGGCGCCTGATGACTCTTTTAAAGAACCAATCGGTTTAAATGGCATATATTCTACAATTAATCCTTTTGACATTTTATTCTCCTAACGCTCTAACTCGCTCTGATATTTTAATTAATCTGTTTGATATTTTATTTAATGCTGTTTCTACAGCGCTACCATATCCTGTTCGATTAACACCTGATTCTGTTTTTAATCTTGATGCATAGTTAACTGTTTTTTCAATTTCTTGAAGTTGTTTTGCGACAGTTTTTATTGTTTCTTTAATTTTTTGTTCAGGCGTTTGTTTAGGATTGCCATTTGCAAAAGATCTATATGATTCAATTAATTGTTCATATTTTGTTTCTATTACATCTTCTACAGTAAGTTTTGTATGATTTGCTAGATCTTTTATATTAGCAGTACCATATGGTTGATTTGTAAATTTAACTGGATATTCTTGATCTTTATTTGGCCATTTATTTACATCTCTAGCAAATGGAAATTTATCTTGCGCATTTTCTTCCGACGATTCTGGTGTTTGATCTAGAGTAGTTTTCCATTTAAATGTTGGTGGCGTATTCACTGATTCATATTGTGCTTTTTTGCCTTTCCATTTTCCTGGTTTAGCAAATGCTGCAGGTGTATTATAACCAGCGATAGCACCAGTTACATTTTGTTCATCAATTTCATTATCACAAACACATTGATCGTTTAGTCGATCACATGAATCACAATAATTATCTAGTTCTAGGAATTTTTCTTCCATTTCTCGTAAAAGTGATTTCATTAATGCATCTCCTTTAATTCACGAACTAAATCAAAATAACGTAATAAAGATAATACGTGTGATTCTTTAATTGATTTCATATTTTCAACAGTACATAACATTTCTGAAAGTTTTTGTACTTTAATTTGTGTTGCTTTATCAGTTATAACTTTTGCTTGTGTTGCTAAATCTTTTTTAATTTTTGGAATAACGGTTTGAATATATTCTTTTAATGCATTTGTATCATTAACATTAGTAATATACTTATTCAAAAGTTGTTTTTGAGATTCATCTAAATTGTTTGAATATTTCTCATTAAATTTATCAATCATTAATTTATATGTTAATAATCGTACATCTTTTGGTTGAGATTGAAATGTTTCTAATGTTAAATCTTTTTCTTGTTGTTTTCTTTCAACAATCATTCCGTTAGATACAATTACATGTTTAGATTCCATCAATTGTTTTGGGTTATCTGTTTCTTGATACTCAAATATCATGTAAATTGATGCTAATGTTTTATAGTTATTGATATGAATTTTTGAAATATCATCAAAATTAAATCGTTCGGAAATTTCTTTAACTAAATTATAACGTTGTCTTTTAAGTAAACTTTGATTTAATTTATTATGAGTTGCTTTAACTGTACGAATATAATCTAATGCTTGAGCTTCGGTTCGATATTGTTCTTTCATTAATGAATTATATAGATACAATTCTTTAGCAAGTTCTGTATTTTTTCCAAAATATTTTTTAATTATATCGATGGTAGTTGATTTATTAGATGATAATGTTTCTGATGTTAATTTTCTAACTAACATTTCGAAAAGTATTCCGGTATTTTTATATTTCGAATGTTTTAATTTTTTCATATTCAATACAGTTCTTTTTTATTTAATAAATATGTTTGATTTATAAAATGTTCTTTTCATCTAACATGGTACCTTGATCTAAATCTTGTTTTCTACTTTTTAAAGTTTCGGTAATAATATTAGGTCCTTTTGATTTATTTAAATAACGAAGTATGTTGTTACTTTCCGTTGCTACCGGTCTAACTGTTTTGTCAAAACGTTTATCGGGAAAGAATGTTGATTTTTGATTATCTGGGTTAAATGCTTGATCAATTTCTTTTTTACCAGTCGGATCCCATCCAAATGCATTTTTATGTTGTCCAAATTTAATTCCTTCGGGTGGACGACCTCCTTGATCTTTTTCTTCTACATCGTCAGATGACATATGCATTGATGCTAAATCGTGAGGCGTGCCAAATGAAACGCCGGTAACTGCAGGATCATTTCCTTCTTGTTCAATTTGATTTTGTCGGAATCGAAGTTTAAGATCTTCAACTACATCCGTACGTTGTTGTAACCACTCATCTTCTGACATATTGAATATAAATTCATAAATGTATTTATCAGAAACTAATTTGCTGTCTTTCATTGAAGTTGCCAATGTCATTTTTTCAGTCATTAATGCAACTTTTTGTTGATCATAAATAATTGATGGAGCGGTTAATTCTAATTCAAAACCAACTAAATCTTCGCCTTCATACCCTTGTGCATATAAATGTACTATAGCAATTTTAGTTAGTTCTGACATTACAATTCTTTGAATACGTTCAATTGTTCTAGCAAAACGAATATCCATAGATGCTAATGTAGTTTTTCCTTCGACGGCTTCTGCATAACCTAAAAATGGCTTTGGAACTTTTAATGCAGCCATCATTTTGTCTTTGATATATTCTAAATCTTCTGTGCCTGTCCAGGTCATACCTGGTAGTGTATCAATTGACGTAGTAGAATTACCTCCGCGAACTGGCAAGTAATAATCTTCTAACATATTCATTAAATTGAATTTAAGATTATAATTACCAGTTTGTTGATCAATATGTGGAATTTTTTTCATTTTATTGATGATCTGTTCCATGAATGAATCAACTTCATTTGGCGGAATGTTACCAATATCAATTTTAAATACACGTTTTTCAGGAGCACGCATTATACGATGTATAAGCATTGCATCTTCCATCATCATTAATTTTTGAAATTCTTTACGTGCACCTTCTAACATTGATCTACCATATGGTAAAAAGTTAGAATCCGATAACATACGGAAATGTGCTATTTCAAAAACTTCAAAATCTTTTCTAGAATCTGCTACGTGTTTAAATTTAATTTTATATTCACCAGTTGCTTCATCATATTCTTCCCAGCGCTCAATTTCATAACTAGAAAATGGACGCGCGTTAATAATTCCTAATTCATCAGCAATATCTAATTTTAAAAAGAAATCGCCATATTTTGTCATGTTGCGAATCCATGTCCATAAATTAAATTCAATATTTAAAATATCATAAAATAAATTATAAAGAATTTTTTGTATCTTAGAATTATTTGTTTTAATAGTTAAGATATCACCAAATTGATTTGCTAATGTAGATTCATCAGAATATATATCAAGTGCTGAACTAATAATAGGATCTCGATCCATCATTTCATAATCAGCATAAAGTTGCATACGATTTTGATGCATATAGTAGTTAGAATCATATCCTCCC